TCGGATGTACGGACATTTGAGTATAACATTGTAGAGTTCAACAAAGGCGGTTATGTGGTAGATACCTATACAGAAACATACGTTTTCAATCCTGAACGTGATATTCCTATTCTTACTAATCATTGTGAGGAGTTTATCCGGTTCTTGGAAGAAAACAGAGAACTTATAACCGATAAAAAGATTTTTGGAGGAGAAAATTAATGGCAAACCAAATAACCGGACGGATAATCGAAATTGGACAAACCGTTCAAATACCATCCAAAAACGGTGGTTCCTCATTTACAAAACGGGAGTTTATTTTAGATGCTACTACTTACGACCCTTATACGGGAGAGCGTAGCGAGTATGAGAATGTTATTCCCTTAGAGTTTTCAGGCGATAAGTGTGCAGAACTTGACCGCTTTAATCATGGTGATGTTGTCACTGTATCATTTATGATACAAGGTCGTTCTTGGACGAATCAGGACGGAGAACTCAAACGTATGGCATCTATCCGGTGCTACAAAATAGATGCGCGTGGTGGTGTATCGCAATCCCAACAAAAAACATCGGTACAACAGCCAGCGCCACAGTCGACCTATCAGCAACAGCCACAGAATTTCCCGCCTCCGGTTGATGTTAATGGCAATGTAAAGGACGATTTGCCTTTTTAGCGTATGTTGTTCGACTTGAAGAATGAATTTCAAATACCCAAGTTCAAGGAGTATGTAAATCAATTATATAAGCAAAAGGCTATTGTGGAAGTGAAAAAGAAACTACCTAACCGCACGCTTGCCCAAAACAGCTACTTGCATCTTCTTTTAGGGTATTTCGGTAGTGAGTACGGTTGCAGTCTCGACGAAGCAAAAATTGATTTTTATAAGAGGACTTGCAACCGTGATTTGTTTGAGAGAAAGACGGTCAACAAGAAAGGTAAGGAAGTAACTTACTTAAGAAGTTCTGCCGAGCTGACAACAGGTGAAATGACCTTGAGTATTGACCGTTTCCGAAACTGGAGCGCATCTGTGGCAGGTATCTATTTGCCTGCCGCTAACGAACAACAGATGCTTATCTACGCACAACAAGAAATTGAACGTAATAATGAATTTATTTAAAAATTGAGATTATGAAGAAAAGAAAATTTCCCCAAGATGTAGCAAGATTCTTTCATCCTGAAAAATCAATCAACCCTAAATCCAGCGGTATTCACCAAATAGAGAAAGCCTCTCAAAGAAGCTATATTCCAGTTTATAATACTATGGGTACTGCAAGAAAGGTTTACAATGAGTTTGGCAAAATAAGTTATAGATAATATGGACAAATTTTTAGGACAAGACATTCCTGAACAGGAACGATGGCAGTTTCTTCAGGACAATGCCGATGCAGTGGAGAAAATCGGTTATACTCACCGATTCACACCCGAAGAATTGGCGCAAAAGAAAGAAACATTAGCTGAAGTATCAATCACCATCAATGATATTGAGATAGAAAAGAAAGAGGCTATGGACGAGTTCAAAGAACGTCTGAGACCTTTGAACGAAGAAAAGCAGGAACTTTTGGACCACATTAAGAGAGGTTCTGAGTTTGTAGAAAATGAAGAATGTGCCAAAATCCTCTATCACGAGGAAAAGATGGCAGGATTCTACAACAAGCTGGGCGAACTGGTTTATAGCCGTCCCATTATGCCACAGGAGATGCAAAAGACAGTATTCAGTATTAACCGTAAAACAGGAACAGAATCATGAGTGAAAACAAAATCAACCTGGTAGTACCGAAGGATTATAACGGTACGCCAATCGAAGTAGTATTACGTGAAGGTAAAGCACCCGTAGCACTTGACCCGAAAGAACCGGAAAGAGTGATTATCAGTGGAACTATTGATGCACCTTACAGATGGCTGGAGAAGCGTGTCGAACTGATCAATCAGAAATCGGCCAATATCATCGTAAACCGTGACAAGATGGGACTGGCTCTGACTATTGATGAAACCAACTACTATCAGACTGAAATTAGTGGAGTATTACAAGCTTCCAAGGAAATGCTGGAGTTCGGTATCAACACCGACAAGAAATGGGAACCTATTAAATTATCCCAATTCTTCAAGATGCACCGTGCTTTCTTCAAGGATAAATCTGAAAATATGATGCTGGTTTCTACTTTGAAGAACTTCAAGGCAAAAGTTAATCAGGACATCGAACGCAGCAAGGAAGAAAACGGAAGCAAGACGGACAATTATTCTCAGGTTGTTGATTCTAATCTTCCGAAATCTTTCAAACTGAATATCCCCCTGTTCAAAGGATTTGCCTGTGAAGAAATCGAGGTTGAAATCTATGCAGATGTAGATGGCCGAGACGTTTCCCTTTCTCTCGTGTCCGCCGGGGCCAACGAGGCCATTGAAGAATACAAAAACAAGGTGATTGACGAACAGATTGAAGCAATCAAAGGTGTTGCACCTGACATCGTAATCATCGAAATCTGATTGATTATGGAACGCTACAAGGAGGCATTGAAGGATAGTTCTGTAATCTACGGGCGTTCATACGGCATGATTTATCTCTGTCGGGATTGTAGGGCTTATGTAGGTGTACATAAAGGGACAGACCAAGCATTAGGGCGTTTGGCAAACGCGGAACTAAGGGAAGCCAAGAAAGAAGCCCACTTCTACTTCGACCAGGTAGCTAAGACCAATCTTATCAATAAAATTTGGAAGAAACATATCCCCAACACTTCAAACAGAAACAAAGCCTACCTGTGGCTATCCAATCAACTGGGCATACCACGTGAGCTTTGCCATATCGGAATGTTTGATGTGGAGGATTGTAAACAAGTTGTTGAACTGTGTAAACCAATAATAGAAAACTATGGAAAATAAAGCAGTAGCATTTATAAAATCAAACGAATGGTTTAAGTCCACTATGGTAGAGCATGGAACGCATAACGGATATGTGGCTGTTCCCTCTGCGAACAAATATCATGGAATGTCTTATTTTGATATTGATGATATAAGTGTACATGGAGGTATCACATTTTCAGAACCGGCAATAAGCGGTGAAGAATCTATCGGAAGCAAAAGGAAAATTAATTCCAAGTATGTCGGAAAAAGAAATCCCATATTGGATGATGTGGAATTCATTACCGATAATACGGAAATAGGTGATGACTGGTGGATATTCGGGTTTGACACATTCCATTATGGAGACAATGAATATGACTGGGACAAACAAGCCGTCGTTCAAGAGACAAGGTACTTGATGAAACAATTGGACAAATAGAAAATGCCGTACTACATAAAACGAAAGGCTAAGAAGAAAGACAAGCCTTTACCTCTGTTTGATAAAGCAGGGATAACAGTAAAGAAGAAGCCGGATTTGAAAGCTAAGCTCGACAAAGAGTTTTCCCTTTTCATCCGGCTTCGTGATTGTATGCCAAACGGTTCCTTCCGATGTATATCATGTGGACAGATAAAGCCGTTTACACAAGCGGACTGCGGGCACTATTTCAGTCGTACACATTTGGCAACACGGTTTGATGAGAATAATTGCCATGCCGAATGCCGGCACTGCAACAGGTTCAAAGCCGACCATTTGGAAGGCTATCGGGTGAATCTAATTGCTAAAATCGGTCAACAGAAATTTGACTTGCTGAAAGTGAAAGCTGCCGGCACTTCCAAAATGACTGATTTTGAGTACGAACAGCTAATCAAGTATTACAAAACACTTAATAAAAAGTTACGAAAGGAGAAAGGGCTATGAGTTATGTATTACGAGATTACCAACAGAAAGCCTCTGATGCTGCCGTTTCTTTCTTCAATAACAAGGCGAAGAAAACAAATGCTATTATGGTGTTACCTACGGGCAGCGGAAAGTCGCTTATCATAGCGGATATAGCTGCAAGGCTTGACGGTCATACCTTGGTGTTCCAGCCCTCGAAGGAAATACTCGAACAGAATTTCAAGAAACTCTGTTCATACGGTATTCTTGATTGCAGTATCTATTCAGCATCCTTTAACTCAAAGGAGATAAGCCGGATAACATTTGCCACCATCGGCAGTGTGAAGAATCATCCCGAACTGTTTACCCACTTCAAGAACATCATTGTGGATGAATGTCATCTTGTAAACCCCAAAGAGGGAATGTACAAGGATTTTTTTGATGCAGTGAAGTGTAAGGTTCTTGGGCTGACAGCAACGCCATACCGTTTAAGCTCCAGTCGTGATTTCGGCTCCATGCTGAAATTTATCACTCGGACAAAACCTCATGTCTTTTCAGAGGTCATTTATCATGTACAGGTATCAACCCTATTAGATATGGGCTACTTGGCGAAGTTGGATTACTATTCAATGAATCCTTCAGGGTGGAATGAACTTAACTTGAAAGTAAATACTACTGGTGTCGACTATACGGATAGGTCAGTTCAAAAAGAATATGAACGGATAGGCTTCTACGGTTATCTCGTTCATATCGTCCAAAGGCTGATGAATCCCAAAGCCGGAGGAAAACGGAAGGGTATTTTGGTCTTTACCCGTTTTTTGAAAGAAGCGGAACGGTTAACGATGTCAATACCCGGTTGCGCTATCGTTTCAGGTGATACTCCTAAGAAAGAACGTGAACATATTCTTGAGGCGTTCAAAGCTGGTGAAATTCCAGTAGTAGCTAATGTGGGTGTACTTACGACTGGCTTTGACTATCCGGAACTTGATACGGTCGTTATGGCACGTCCTACAATGTCACTTGCCATGTGGTATCAGATAGTCGGTCGTGCCATCCGCCCGCATCCTTCTAAAGAATGTGGATGGATTGTGGATTTATGCGGTAACATCAAACGTTTCGGAGAGGTGTCGGATTTACGATTGTTTGATAGCGGTAATGGTAAGTGGGCTGTATTTTCTAACGGAAGGCAATTAACTAACGTGAGATTCTAAGACTATGGACGAAGGATTTTTGAGGCTAAGCCGCAGGTTTTTCTCGAATGAAATGTGGAATGAAGCCCGTACTTTTAGCAGTTGCGAAGCGTGGTTAGACTTAATTCAGTCTGCACGATTTGAGGCAACGCCCCGAAAGGAGAGTATCGGAGGTCGAGAAATCTCTTATTCAAGAGGTCAATATCCTGCATCCATAAGATTTCTGTCACAGCGTTGGAAATGGTCTGAAAAGAAGGTGCGTTCCTTTCTTGTGCATCTTAGAAAGAAAGGTATGATAACTGTTGAGTGCAATCAAGGAATGAACCTTATAACCTTATGTAAATATGAAGAATATAATCCAATGGGCACAACCAAGGGCACAAGTAAGGACACAGGTATTGAAAAGGAAATCAATGAATTAAGACAGGAATGGGCACAACTAAGGGCACAACTTGGGGCACAGCCCATGAACAACAATCTACCGCAATCCGAACTTTTACAAAAATCAGGGCACACAGAGGGCACAAATACAAAGAAAGAAGAAAGAGAGTATATAGATATATCTCTACATCAAAAGAAAGAAAATACTCCTGACGGAGTATCAAAGAAAGCCAAGCTTTCTTCGCCCTCCCCCTCTGAAAAGATTGATTACAGCGGATTGATGGAATACTATAATACCACATTCAAAGACAGACTCCAGCAGATAAGATCAATGACTGATGTGAGAAAAAAGGCTGTAAAAGCCCGGATAGCCCAATATGGGAAAGAGTCAGTGAGGAGTGTTTTCAATCTCATTCTTCAATCCCCGTTCTTACTTGGAGCTAATGACCGCAATTGGAAATGCGACTTTGATTGGATTTTCAAACAAGCAAACTTTACTAAAATATTGGAAGGAAACTATAATGGGACAAGACTTAGTAAAAATCAACAGGATAGCGAGCAGCGAAAACGTGATTCAGTTCTTGCAGTCGCTACAACCGTTAGAGAAGCTGCCGCAAAAAAGAGAAAGGAACTTGAAGCAGAGGGCGTTATTGAATAAATATCCCGATCCTGCACAATTCATTCTTGATTACAACCCTGATTTGCAGTTCAAACTTGTCAGATGTAATGCAACCCATTCAGAACTGGCGTTGAATGACAGCATTCCGAGTTTAGGGCTATTGTCTTCTACTTATGGGGATGAAACACCGATAGAATGGCTAAAGATACAATTTGGCTCATTGAATGACTTTGCAGAAGTTTCAACCAAGATAGCGAAAGAGCAACTTTCTGAACTATCGGAGATATTCCTTTCGGAGTATTATTATATAAATGCCGCTGAAATCTGTTTTTTCATAGCACGGTTTAAGTCAGGGAAGTATGGGCGGTTCTACGGTTCAATAGATCCATTGAAAATAACAAGTGCGATGCTGGACTACGTTTCTGAACGTCGGAAAGATATTGAACGGAAAGAGCGTGAACGATACAGAAACCAACGTGAAAAAGAGATAGAGGAGCGTGGAGATAACAGAATCTCTTATGCTGAGTACATTGAAATCAAGCACCGTGCTGATGCAGGAGATGAGGAAGCTAGAAAAATGCTGATATCACCATGAGAATAACCGTTTACTGGGTAACAAGAAATCCGGATGTTATCGTAAGAATCCGGAAAAAGTTCAATATCCCAAGTTATACTTCCGTGAACTACGAAACAGAATGTGAAATCAAGAATGAAGACTTTCCACTGTTAGAAGAAACAGAACGAAGGGGATTCATTCGAATTAGAAATAAGAATACACGATTATGCAAGGAACAGACAAACTGAATACGATAACCAACATCGTATTTGTCCTCACGGACGTTTTAGAAACCAACCTTCTAGAAATGCAGCAGCAATACAAGAAGGAAGGCTTTGAATTGCGGCACGATTCAAAAAGAAACTTCAACACAGCCATAGCCGCGATAAAGAGATTGAAAAGTGATGTGAATCATTGCAGCGAATCCACTCAGGAAAACTTCGGCAATGATTCTGACATGGTGAACGCCATGTTGCTCACACTGATTGACAGATGCGGTGATGATGACAACCTCGCTTATAAGATGTACGAATACATTAAATCTTTCCCGTCCAAACTGAATCTAGACTTGGATTTGGATAATGCGTTCAGCCACCTGTTTAAAAAGGAGAAGTTATGAAATCGCAGAAAGACATCTTAAAATCCATTGAAGGTCTGTCCGATATAGAACTATTTGTTATTGATCTCTTTTGTGGCGCTGGTGGCTTATCCGAAGGTGTGGAAGCAGCACGATTGGATGGAAATAAATGTGCAAAAGTTGTTTGTTGTGTGAACCATGACAAGAATGCCATTCTTTCACATGATGCCAATATCCCTGATGCACTTCACTTTATTGAGGATGTCCGTACACTGGAACTTTCCCCGATAAGCACTATTGTAGAACGTATCCGTCAGCTATACCCTGATGCCATGATAATGCTTCATGCCTCTTTGGAGTGTACTAACTTCTCGAAAGCCAAAGGCGGTCAGCCGAGAGATGCCGACAGCCGAACGTTGGCAGAACATCTCTTCCGTTATATTGATGTTATAGACCCTGACTACATTCAGATTGAAAATGTAGAAGAGTTTATGTCATGGGGAGATATGGATGAGAATGGGAAACCTATCAGCATGGACAAAGGCCGGCTTTATCAAAAGTGGGTGCGCAATGTCAAGAAGTACGGTTACAACTTTGAGCACCGCATCTTAAATGCTGCCGACTTCGGTGCCTACACCACAAGAAAACGCTTCTTCGGCATCTTTGCTAAAAAGAACTTGCCGATAGTATTCCCAGAACCGACCCATTGTAAAGGTGGTAGGCAAGATATGTTCTCGCGGCTGGAGAAGTGGAAGCCGGTAAAAGATGTGCTTGATTTCTCTGATGAAGGAACTACCATCTTCAGGGAAAAGCCTCTTGCAGAGAAAACGCTTGAACGTATCTATGCTGGACTTATCAAGTTTGTAGCCGGAGGAAAGGATGCTTTCCTTTCCCGTTACAATACGGTTCGCCCTCAAGACACATGCAAATCAGTTGATGAACCATGCGGAGTGTTGACTACTGAAAACCGCTTTGCAAAGGTACAGGTAAGTTTCCTCTCCAAACAGTTCAGCGGACATCCCGAAAGCAAGAATGTGTCTGTAGAAGAACCGGCAGGTGCAATCACCTGCAAAGACCACCATGTTTTTGTTTCTGCTTATTATGGAAATGGACATAATCATTCGGTAGACCTTCCAGCTCCAACGGTCACAACGAAGGACAGGATGGCTTTAATTGAAAGCCGATTTATGTGTTCTTATAACTTTAAGGATACAGGAAAGGATATTAATCAGCCTTGTCCTACACTTCTGACTAAAGACGGACTTTCCCTTGTATCTCCATTTTTTATGAATCAATATTCTGGAGGTGGTCAGGTGTCTGATATAAACTCGCCATGCCCCGCTGTTACCACAACACCGAAACAAAACTTGGTAACATACCAGCCGTGGATAATGAATACTGCATTCTCAAATGTAGGTAGCAGTATAGAGGAACCCTCCCAGACCATTACCGCAAACAGGAAATGGCACTATCTGATGAATCCACAGTTCAACAGTGCTGGCGGCTCTGTTGATAGCCCCTGCTTCACATTAATAGCCCGCATGGATAAGATGCCGCCTTATCTGGTAGCAACAGAAAGCGGTCAGGTAGCGATTGAAATCTACAACAATGATAGTCCTATGACCGTGAAGATAAAGGAGTTCATGGCACTGTATGGCATAGTGGATATTAAAATGCGGATGCTTCGCATTCCGGAACTCAAAAAGATTATGGGATTCCCTGAAGATTATGTTTTAATAGGCACACAAGCTGACCAAAAGAAATTTATCGGGAATGCGGTGGAGGTTACACAAGCGAGAAAAAATACTGAAGCACTTTGCAAAGTATTGAGAAAGTTGAGATTGAAGAAATCAAAAGAAATAGCTTAATGGAAAATGGAAAACTTATATTAGATGCCTGTTGTGGCAGTAGAATGTTTTGGTTTGACAAATATAATCCTCTTGCCTTATTCGTTGATAAGAGATCAGAGATAGTAACAGCCAAGGATAGAGATAAGATCAGAACCATAGAGATAAAACCGGATATAATAGCAGATTTCACCCACTTGCCGTTTGAGGACAATTCTTTCTACATGGTGGTATTTGACCCACCTCATCTAAAAACACTTGGTGAAACCTCATGGATGGCTAAAAAGTACGGAAAACTGCCGAAAGACTGGCAGTCACTAATACACGATGGATTTACTGAGTGTATGCGCGTCTTGAAGCCTAACGGCACGCTTGTATTCAAATGGAGTGAGAGTGAAATAAAAGTCAATGAAGTTTTATCCATTATACCTTATAAGCCTTTGTTTGGGCATACCACTGGCCGACAAAGTAAAACGATATGGATGTGCTTTATGAAACTGCCAATTAACTAATAACGGAACAGAAATGAATACAACCTTTGAAAAATCGGCTAATAGTACCGATGAATGGTACACACCGAAAGAAATTATAGACGCATTGGGTGAATTTGATTTAGACCCATGTGCCCCAGTAGCCCCCCCCCTATAAAACGGCAAATGTCATGTACAACAAAAATGACGATGGATTAAAACAGGAATGGAAAGGTCGCGTTTGGTTGAACCCACCTTATTCCCGTCCTCTTATAGAATGTTTCGTTAAACGGATGGCAGAACATGGAAACGGCATTGCTTTACTTTTCAATCGTTGCGATTCAAAGATGTTTCAGGATGTGATATTCGAGAAGGCAACGGCAATGAAATTCTTGCGTAACCGAATCAGATTCTTCCGTCCAGACGGAACTCGTGGAGATTCTCCCGGCTGTGGTAGTATTCTCATCGCTTTTGGTGAGGATAATGCGGAGGTAATAAAAACTTGTGATATTGCAGGTAAGTACGTTAGAATAAATTAGAGCAAAACTGAACAAAAATGAGTAAAACAACAATTTATTATCTATTCCTAGTAGCAATGTATATGCTGCTAGGATAGGTGGAAAGGAGAGATATGAAACAGACAGTAGAAGAAGCAGCATACGATTATGCTACTAATAAAACGAAGTTCAGAAAAGACGTTCTGAAAGAAGTTGACGCGGATACCTACGTTTCACGTCATGCTGATAGTATGGAAGATTTTCAATGTGGTGCAGAGTGGCAGTCAAAGCAATCGCCTTGGATTAACGTTAAAGAAAGGTTGCCGGAAGAAGAACAAAAAATCTTCGTTTTGACAATGGGTTATGGCGTACCATATATTCAAAAAGAAACGTTTCGTAGAAGCAACAATTTAGATATAAAGGGAATATGGACTCACGGAAACAGTATCGTGTTGGCATGGCTTCCTATTCCGTCTTTCGATGATATATTAAAGAACAACAATAAAAAATGAAAGCAATAACCATAAAACAGCCGTGGGCCTCTTTGATAGTCCATGGTATTAAAGACATTGAGAACCGTACTTGGAGCTGCCCTAAGAAATACTTAGGGCAGAGGGTACTGATTCATTCAAGCGGTAAACCTTTGAATTATGATAATTTCTATGATTCAATACTTACCAATGAGCAGTTATTGGCATTACCGGAAAACAAAGAGTGGAAAGATTTTAGTTTTTGTACAGGCTCCATAATCGGAAGCGTCGAGATAATAGACTGTGTACAAAACCATCCTTCCATCTGGGCAGAGAAAGGAGTTTATAACTGGGTACTAGCTAACCCTATTCTCTACGAAAATCCAATTGAGGACGTGAAAGGCAAATTATCCTTTTGGGATTATCCCGGTATCAAAGAGGTAAAGATAGAATGTCCGGAATGTGGCAGTATAGAAATAGCTGTTGAGGACTATACAACGGCACCATTCCCAACTTATTTGCATAGGTGTAATAAGTGTGAACATGTGATTATAGAAAGTGAGTGGAAGGAGGTAAAACTATGAGAGATTTTTATGAACTGATAAACCAATATCCATGGACTACTATTTTTCTTGCTATTTTCATTTATGAAGTGATTAAATGTGTGATGTCTAATTTGAAAAAGAAATAGCCATGAGCAAACTATATAAAGTAACTATTTTCGGGGAATCATTCCTAATCGGGTGGTTCCCTTTTTCTTCACGCTGGTATAACAAGCTAAAGATAATCAAATGATAGTACGTCATTTTATAAGAGTTCCGGTTGGAAGTACTGTCTATTGCGACAATCAGCCGGTTAAAATACTAGAGAAAGGATATGCCCTTGCTCTATGTGATGTCAATGGGAAACGGGTATATATCACCTGCTATGATTTGGAAAAGAAACCATTCGTCAGCACGAATGGGGAAAAATGAAAAAGAGCCAACCCACGCACGACCATGAATCAGCTCTTCCTTACACGATTATGATGCAAATATACTATTTACTTTTAAAATAATCGTGTTATGGAACTGGATTTTAACAAAATAATTCGCCTTAAAAAGATTAGAATTGAGAAATCAGAACTTTCAGAAGAAGAAAATACCTTAGCTTCACCGATTTTGAGAGATAAAAGCCTTATTAGGGATATCTATAAAATCTTCGTTGAGCTATTGAATAGCAGAAGTCTTCCCCCTTGTATTGATAGTGTTACCCAGCGGAAGAAGTTCATCTTCATTATCCTGTACCTGTTTTCTCCAAGTTCGCTTGCCGGTGGGAAAATGACAGCTGGGTTACGCGAAGAGATGTCAAGGGTACTTGGGGTTCAGTCCAAGAGTACAATTTCCGACAACTGCGCTGATGTCGTGTTTCTCTATCAGAACTATGGGGATTTCAGCGGGGATATAGAGTATCTTTATACCGAAATCGTAAATCGGTTAAGAATCAAAGGGCTAATCAATTAATGAGCCGGGGCTTAGTGCTCCGGCTTAATTTTTGTTTGGATTTGTTTTGCGATGGATTGCGTATCAGTTATTAAGGATTTAAGTTCTTCATTAGTTATATTGATATAACCTCCATCTTTTTTTCTACCATTTCTATGTGCTAATAAATTCCTATAATAGAAGTGTTTTTTCATTTTCCCATTTGTGTCGATTATAGAAACTTTAAATAATTCTTTGAGTATATCTTTTATAGTATCAATGTTACTATAAGATGTCCTCATTACATATTCTATGGCCTTTTGCTCCCATTGGGCAACAAGATTGTCTTCTTTTAATTTAGTCATTTCATCTTTTTTCTTGCATGGAGGAATTGAATTGAAAAAATTATTGAAACTTTCTTCGTCTTGGATTATTTTGGTTAAAATAATGTCACAAATAAATGTATCTAATGATGTAATGATATTAATATATGACAATTTATTGATGATATTTTGTTTTTGTTCGTCCAATCCTTTGATGTTAATTACACTTTGGATTTCATCAATTCTTTGCTTAAAATCATTATATGATCCGATAAAGTCTTTTGCAAAAAAATAAGCAAATGTATGTTGTGTTGTAAAGAATGTTTTTGCGTAATATTCATTAAAAATAGATTGGGGATGCTCATTGCTAATTTCAAGGTAAGGCTCTCCTGTTTCAGTTATAGTATTGGGCTCTATAATTTCAGAATTTTCAGGAGGGAGATCGTATGATGCCCCTGCATTCTTATATGCAAAAAATGGAGTCGTTATTAAGATTCCTCCATTGACATAAATCCTTTTTCCCATATGTTTTATTCTCCTTTCTTTATTTATAGTATTCTTTCCCTCGTATATTCTTATGTTCCGGCATACGTGGCTCTTCGTCAAAATGAATTTTTCCACCACAGTGAGGGCAGGTAATAGTATTGGCATCATTTTTCACTTCTTCCGGTGAAGCAAAGAGTTGCCACATCGGAACGTCAAGGGCTTCCGCAACCTTTTCAAGTGTTGGATAAGACGGGCTTTTCAATATAGCATATAGGTTCTGTCTGGTAGTGTTCATTTTTTCTGCGAAAGATGTCATATTAAACCCCTTTTCTTTAATAAGCAATTCTATTCTATTCATACCTTTAGTTTTTTTTGCAAAGATACGTTTATTATAGTAGTGTCAAATATATCATTTACGAAATATTGTTAAATGAAAGAATATACTTTCTTATTTTGTTTGTAGTGTCAAATATATCATTTACATTTGCATCATCAGAAACGAAGTAATAACAATTAAAAGATATACGATTATGACAACAAAGAATATCATCAGAGAAGTAAGTTACAAAGGTCACATAATAAAAGTGTTTGAAGATGGCTTTCATCAAGAATTTGTAATCATAGATAATGACGAATCAAAGCTGTATGATAGCATTGCAGATGCAAAGAGAGTTATTAGAGGCGAGCAACCTTATTACGAAATAAACTGAGTTTAACCAGCAGGGCGAAAGCCCTGCGCAATATAGAAGGATATGACTAAGAAAGAATTAATTGCAGCACTTGCAAATGTAAATGATGACGCGGTGGTATTGTTTGGCACGAAAGAAATTCAGTTTTTCGGTGCATTTGCTACACAGGTATATATTAACTGGGATAGTAATGAGGTTCTTATAGCCAATAAGCACACAGATGCCACAACACCAGTTTACTGCGAGTTATTACATGAGGATAAAACGCATTAACATAAATCGGCATGGCGAAAGCCCTGCGCAATATAGAAGAATATGAAAGAAAATATATTTTTAAAAGCAGTTATAGAAAAACCGTTATTGAATAATGAACCAGAAGTTTTACACCTTTTCGTTCAAATTATCAATGAAATAACTTCTTGTATGTCAGAAGACGAGTTAAGAGGCTGTATGAACTCTTTAATAGTAAGATACCCTTATTTTAAACTGTTTTTCGATTATGGTTTCGGACATAATCATATGTGGGTGAAAGCATCAGGTTCTTTAGAAAGATTGATATTGGTTGAGTTCTAATCCGGTAGCCTTATGGCTACCACAATATACACGATTATGAAAGCAGATTTAGTTTTAGTTATCAGCCCTGAAGCCCCACTGATGAAGCAACTGGGCAAGGTATTGGGTAAGATGGTAACCCCTTATGACTTCTCTACTATAGAGAGGGGTGAAAAGTACATCACCATACAGCATGATGAAACAGGGTTTGTAGTGGCTTATACGAGTGAAGAAAGATTGAACGTAAAAATGAATTAAGAATGAAGAATGTATTAGAATCTTTGAAAGAAAGTGTCAAGAGTGGCAAAATCACAATCAGAGAGGCAGCTATAAAGCTGCATAAAGCAGGGTGGACGAGTTTTGTAGACGTGGATAAAACGAAACAATTACTTGAATTATGAACTCAATAAATGTAAACGGTTGCAGCGTATGCCAGCCCGGCAAAGAGAATTACACTACCTACAACACCAGGTTGAGAGGTAAAAAGAGTGAGAATGTACCAGTACGACTACCGTACTGAAAGCGGTGAACTTTTTTCTTGTTGTGCGCCTACCTTAGAGGCGTGTAGAGAAAGACGGGATAAATGGCTTAGTTCACGACAATAAGCCGATTGT